GTTACTTTTAACGTAACCCGTGACCCGCCGCCCGCAGTCAGTGATAACCCAGACCTTTACGAAGGGCTCAGGAAGCCTCTGCTTGACCGATATCAAAGCCATCATCGACTCCCGTTGCACATGCAGCCGCCCCGGGCAATCCAGATGCCAGCGAAAGCGGTGTTAGTCGGATCAGGCGGGATCAGGCTTGTAGCGCATTCATACTTATCTAGTCCCCTCAGAAGCCCCAGAGAGGCTTTCCATCGGTCAGCAAAAGACAGGTACCGAAATGAGCGTGATGCGCCGTTGGGCCCTGTCTGAGAACTGATGTACTTGTCACCCTGCCCCAGCGCCATTAGCCCCAGCAGGTAGGACTGTATTAGCAGAGCGGTTGCGGGAGGGTAATGCGCATCCAGACACTCCTGAATGCTGCCAGCCTGCTCTAAAAGAGCCTGCAGGATGAAATCTGGCAGCGTGATACCGACTGACTCCAGATATTCCTTGGCCTGTTCTGTGGTAATCATGCGAGCCTCTGATAAGCCCTCCGAAGAGGGCATAAAAAAACCGCCTCAGCGGCGGCTGTTATTCAGCAGGGAAAAGCTTTTCGAATTCACCTTCCGGTAGCAATTCGGTCAGTTTCTCCAGACCGAGGTTACCTTTATGCTCAATTCCCAGCGCATCGAGTCGGGCAATGACTGCCTCTTTGCGCGCTTTGTTGTCAGTGCCAGCGCCCGGGGTTGCAGGTACCAGTTCCGCAGCAGCTTTATCGGACAGCTTGCGCACATGCGGTTTCAGCGACGGATGAACTTTGCCCAGCTCAACAACGTCACCAAGCGCAACGCCGTGCCACGGCTTAACCACTTCGTATTTTTCAGCCATGATTGCTCCTTAAGCCAGGTTAGCGCCGTAGACCACACCGGACAGGCCTTCGCCGTCCTTCTTAATCTGCAAACCTTCTGCGGACATGATCTGGAAGTTGTAGTTGCTCTGCGGCATCAGGCGCGGGAGCGGTACAACGCCCACAGCCATACCTACCAGAGGAGAAATCACATCCTGTCGGCGCTCGTACGCCAGGAACTCGTTACCTTCCAGTGCATAGGTCATCTGGATAGACTTAGCAGGAATAAACTTGCTGATCGCATCCAGAACGGTTCCGCTAAGCAGCGCATTTGTGCCGGTGTTGATATCCACCAGATACGGCTTAGCCATGTTGGCCCAGACTTCAGGGCTCACCCACAGCTTGTCGTAAGCTGTAACCTTGTTGCGGCGGGCAGTGAGGCCAAATGGACCTGTAGGGCCAAAGAATGCCAGTAGATCAGCCGGTGTAGCTGTGGTGAGATTGATGTTGGCGCCGCCAGCGCCACTACCCAGGTTGATTTTCTGAGTGTTGCGGTGGTTTTTCATACCTTGCGCTGGCAGACCATCAACCACGATGCTGGCATCGCCGTTCAGGTAAAAGTCGACGCGCTTCTTGTGGAATTTACGCATCTTGGCCGACTGAGATTCCAGGGCCAGATCGATGCCGACAGTGCTCAGCCCGGCAGCATGGCGCCAGTTGACTCCGTAACCAGCAGTGAATACCGGGATCGGGTCGCCATCAGAACCAAACTCAGTATTATCGAAAGAGTAAGACGCCTGACCATCGATGCTGATAGACACATCATCCGCGATATCGCCGGAGACGTTATACAGCTTTGCTGTTTTTCCAATCGGCAGCACGGTCTGCACACCCATCAGGTCATTGACGATTTCCATGCCAATTTCCTGATCGCGCATCTGGATAATCTGGCGGTCAATTTCGGCCCAGAATTCACGTGTAAAGCCACCGATGGCATTCGCCGCCAGCATTTCATGCGTCATGCTCGTGCGGTACGCGTTGACCATCATGTCATGCTGGGCGTTATAAATGTCACGGTTGGCCCACAGCTCACTCCAGTGCCCTTGCAGTCGGCGGTTAGTAGCCAGTGATTCAGCGGTAAAATACATTATTATTCTCCTGATTAAGCGCCAGCATCTGCAGCGGCTACGGTACCGACGCGCATACGCACGCGGATGAAATCGGTAGTGCTGGCTGCGATGGTCGCATCGTCCTGGCTATAGCCAATCACCGAATCGGTGTCTGCAGTAGCTTTGGTAAATTGCCCATTACTACCCAGCTTGATTGGGTCGTCTTTGGCATAAGTCCCCGCCACACACAGCAGCGCCAGCTCGCGGCCCTCTTCTACGTAGTTACCCACTGCAGAGTCGCCGGCTGGCACTGCTTCAGTGATTTTGAGACCCTGATGATAGGCAACATCGATGATGTAGATACGACCAGCCAGCGCAGTTGCCTGCGCAAACTCATTGTCGTCATTGATGACTGCAGCGGTACCGGGCAGCAAGGCTGCGGCAGTAACGCGGGTTTCGGTCTTGTACAGAGACTGACCGTCGATATTAACGCGACGATAACGTGCCATTATTCTGGCTCCTTATTTGAAGTATTCGGCAGGGTTAGGTGCACCGGTTTCTTTCTGCTGGTGCGCATTGTTGGTGCCCAGCGGTGCAGCTTCGCCCAGCGTCTTGAACATCTCGTCCAGTGCATCGCCTGAAAGAGCGTTAGCAACGATATCGCCATGTTTTGCGGCTACAGCTTCACGCTTTGCTTTCTCTTCGGCGCGTGAATTGGCGGTCAGGGTTTCCGAAAGTTGCTGCTGGTTCGCCTGGATAATTGCAATGCTTTCGCTCAGTGGTTTAATGGTCGCGTCGTTATTAGCGGCGATGGCCTCACCAACGATTTTGCGAAGCAGTTCTGTATCTTCAGTGGTTAAAGGCATGTCGCCCTCCGTTTTGTGGTTTGGTGCAGGCTGCTCCTGCGGTGTGAAAAGAGATTTGAATTTGTTGGCGACTACAGCCACCCATGACTCCTGGCGAGCCACTGCGGTACCGGCATCGTCGAAGGTGATTACGCCGCCCTCTGATTTGTAGCCAAACACTTCAGCAGTGCCGCCGTTGCGGATGATTACCGCTTGCGAGTCAGTGAAGTCAGCCACCCAGGCGTATTCATCCGCGCCCGCCGCAAACTTCGCTTTAGCTGCGCGATCGAGACGCTGCTCACGCTCCCGGTAGGATTCCCCCACCAATGCTCCTGAGTTAGCCTTTAGCGGTTGCGCAAGGTCAGCGTTAACCATCAGGCCCACGCCCTGCTCAGGCGTCGCCGCGCCAACCTCATGCAGCAGGATCGCGTCGTGGTCCATGCTGTGAATCTTCGCCACCCACTCGGCGCCCGTAGCTCTCTGTTGCTCGTTCGGCTCAAGTTGGTCGAGGAAAGCAGCTACGCTGGTATGGATGGGCGGTACTTCATCGCCACGCTCTATAGCTGCGACCCGCTCAAGTAGTTCTCGCCCGCCTTCCGACTCTTCAGCGCGAGCCACATCCACCCATTTCTCTACGTAGATACGATTGCCGGACTTCTTAACGTTGCGGTTCCATGCGCCTACGTAGCCGACGTTAAGCCCCTCGGGAGAGAAGGCCGACACGAACTGACCGTTAACCTGAGGATGCCCCAGAGGCGCAAGGGTGCCTTCCAGCCCCTGATAGTGCGCGTTGATTTCATCTTCTGTGTACAGCCCGCCATTCATGACGACGTTCGCCGGCAGCGTATAGCTCGGCAACACAAGATGCTCACGCCCGTTGTATGTTTCGCGCCGGATAGACTGGCTGTTCACCTTAGTGGTGATGTTGACCTGCATTGGCATGTGTTAACCCTTAGCCCATTGGTAGCCACGGGCTTTCATTGTGTTAAAGACTTTCTTAGCTTTTTCGACGATGGATTCGCTTATAGGATTGCCACTTTCATCGACCATAACGGCGATCGTGGAGCATTTGCAGTTCACACTGTTTGCGTCCTTAGCCCACCATTCCCGCTGTTCTTCTGCGGTGTACAGGTGGGCGTGGCGCGCGGCATGCGTGCTACGGGTCGTCGGACTGAGTGCTGAAATGTGCATCTGCTTTGTCAGAATGCCATATTGCTCCCTGGCTTCATCGTCCTCGTCCAGGCGCGCGCGGCGCAGCGCGGTGGTAATCTCCGTCCGGGCAATACGATTAGCCCGGCGAGACTCAATTCCCGTCTGCGTAGTAATGCGCTTCGCTATATCCAGCGGATTCTGTCCGCGCCCCAGACCATCGGTTAGTATCCGCGCCATATCTGCCTTCACATCGGCGCTGAGATTCTTCATTTCCTCAAAGACACGAGCGCGAACCAGAATCAGCCTGCGGCGATACGGCTCGCTAAGGAGGATTTCCGATACACTTTCCTGTCCCGCTGCGTATACAGCAGACTGCTGGGACAGGTTGGCGAACTCCTGCGCTGTGCCTCGCTGATAAGCGGGGTTTACGTAATCAGCCCAGAACCAGAACCCAGTCTCGTTATCTGCGCCCAAAATCTCATCAACCAGCAATGAAGCATTGCTGAGGAGCATTGATAGCTGAGTGGAATCAAGGTCGAAGGTGTAGCGCTGGTTTACTGATGGTGATACAGGGATGCGGTCGAGAATATCGTTGTAGGCCTTACCAATGCGCTTCATTCGCCTGGCGAACTCACTCATTGCTCCGCGCTCAAGGCGGTCGGCGCCTGTTGGATCTTTAAGGTTGCTGGGTAGTATCGGTGACTTCGCTTTCTTCTTCGTCATCATCTACCTCTGGAAGTGGCTCAGGAGATCCCTCATACCCAGCCACTGTACGGATTTCTTCTCCCGTAAATGGCTGCTCGCCAGTAGCGATTGAAGCACTGTTGATCTGCGCCATCTTGATGGCTGCATCAAGTTTCTCGGAGTCGCTTTGCGCGCTCAGGTCATCCCAGATGACTGCCTTCTGGACCACTGCATCAATAACCTGTAGCTCAATGAGCTTGTCGCAGAAGTCCTCTATTTCGAAGGACAATTCCCCCCTGCGAGACTGACAGCGGGCATTGAAATATTTCTGGTCTTCAGTACTGGAGCGCTCGGCCTGTTGGTTTCCGACCAGGATTCGCGTCGGAATATCCACCCCGGCAGCAGCAGTTTGCAGGTTTACGTTGTACGTCGGCGAAGGGTCAGACACCGGTGAAACCAAGGATGTTACGCTTGCCCCCTGGAGAGAAAGCAGTACATCATTGCCGCGATTCATCTCGCGCGCAGCGTCGTTGAATCTGTCCTGTAACTCATCAATGCTTACGTTGTACATTGACGCCAGACTGGCAAAGTCGATTTCTTTATCGAAGCTTAATGCAAGTTGGCGCGCTGCGTTCTTCAGGAATGACTCACCGGATCCGCCCTCTACCTTCTCCAGGCTCACAAAGGCGTTATATGCTGGCTCAAGGAAGCCAATAGCATCGTCTGAGTAATCACCAAGAATGAAAACGCGATCGGGGTGGATATTGACGCGGCGACTTGAACCATTCGGCAAGCGTTCGGCGTACTGCCACATTTTCGGCTGACCGTAAGTCTTCGAGTTCAGCCCAGTGTCCCACTCGCTCACCGTTAGCGATCCGGCCCATGCCACGGAAACCTTCTGCAGCCCTCTTCCTTTGATGGCTGGTAGATTCCAGTCCTTGCCATCCCGAATGTGCAGCAGGATGCCGGCATATCGCCCTACAAGGCGCCTGCGGTCTGCATCAGCAAATGCTCGCCAGAGCCTGTTAGTGAATACCTGCTTGGACTTCTTCTCCCAGGTGGTTTTATTTTCGCTCTCGTCTGCATCGTCACCCTCGATGATTTCCGGGTTCGTCTGCCAGCACTTGCCAACCAGCTTCTCAACGGCACCGTGAGCGATACCACCGCGCCGGTAAAGAGCGTATAGGTTTTCGTAGGTTACCTGCTCAGGGAAGCCATACTCGCACCATGCGGAATGGCGCTTATTGTCCAGCCCCATTGTTGGCGCCATCAGCCCCATACGGGCGCGCGCCATCCGCGCATCGTTCAACGCATGGTTGACGGCGAGAGTTAATTGGTCAGTCATGGATTGTCCGTTGGTGGGATTTGGTCAATAAAAAAAGGCTGCTATTCGGTCTCATGGTTATCTTTTTCGTAGAATCAGGAAGTGCATCCACAAAAGGCAGAATAACTGGCCCAGAGCGAAACCTAGCGCGAATACTGGGAGAAAATCAACATGCATGTGTTACCTCGAAATTTGTAACTTAACGCCCTTGCAGACGCTTAGGAATCATCATCCCCACAGGTTGAGATCCATTCAGTTCTGTCAGTGCATAGACCATCGCGTCGAGGCGGTCAGGTGATTTTTTGGCGGTGGCTGGCACATACTCCATCAGCTGATTTTCCAGCACGTAGAGATTACCGTTGTGTGCAACGCGGCCCTGCTCATAGAGCGCAGATATCGGCTCTGCCCGGGCGTATTTTCCCTTACTGGCATGGACACGGATGATGCGGCCCTTATACCCGGCATTGCGCAGCGTTTCCTCGGCCATATCGCCGCCCTGGTTCGTCTCGATAACGATCGCATCGGCTTCATGCTCTTCGTACGCCCACATGGCCTTTTTGGCCCAGCCAGCCGGCGAATACTTGCCGCTGTAGTCCCCATCGACAGAGAACTGCTTTTTGTCACCAGCACCATACGCACTGGCTGCCACAATGCCGGATTCGTCGCTTTCATCGCTGTTGGTTGCCTGCGGGTCGATGGCCACTACCGAACGAACCTTATCGAAACGGATCTGTAGGTCGCGGGAGGCGCTTATCATCGCCTCATTCCACAGCGCACCCTCAGCATTGAACTGCCGCGGCTTCTGCATGTACTGCGCCTCGGCAGTACGCCGGTGCGAGAACAGGGAAACGCGGTGAGTTTCGTTGTGCTTGAATGGCCAGAGCCAGCCATCAGGCAGCCCGTGGTCAATCGGGATAGCGTGTGTGTTCTCGGGGTACTGCGCCAGGTAGGCCTGGCTGTTGTCGATGAGCACCGGAAGATTAAGGTGATGCCACTTTTCGCCGGAACCGCCGCGCAGCAGGTAACCACTCAGGTCGTGATAGTGGATGCGTTGCATGATCACAATCATTGGCGTCGTTTCGATCGCCAGACGTGACTTGATGGTTTCGTTAAATCGGTTGTTAACGCCGTCGCGCACTATCTCGCTATAGGCGTCATCGGGTTTAACCGGGTCATCAATAATCAGCGCGCCCTGCCAGCCTGACTCCATATGCCCAGCACGAAAGCCGGTTACCTGTCCGGCTGCCGAGCTGGCGTACACTCCGCCGCCAAACTCATTCCACCACATCGCCTTGCTGTCAGCATCATCGCGCAGCGACATAGGCCACATGGCCTGATAGGCCTGCGATTTGATCATGCCGCGTGCGGTTGACGAGTTAAGCAGCGCCAGCTGGTGGGAATAAGACAGGTGCATGAACCGGGCGCGCTGGTTGAGCGCCAGACCACGCCCCATCATGTTGATGGTTGCCAGCTCGGTTTTTGTGTACCCAGGCGGGACGTTGATAATCAGACGCTGAATTTCGCCGTCTATCACCCTGTCCAGCGTCTGCTGGATCACCCGGTGATGCGGCGCGACAATCATCTTGCCGCCGGTGCGCTGCTTGAAGAAGTAGCGCGCGTAATATAATCCATCCTCCACGCACTCAACGCGGCGGGCGAAAAGCTTTTGCTCAGCAGTCGTCATCCTCCAGCATCTCCCGCCGTGCAGCTTTGTATTCGTCTTTGCTCATGGTGACTGTCTCGATAGCGCCCCCGTTCGGCCCGGAATGCTCAAACTTGTGCTTATTGGTGTAGGCATCACCCACTTCTTTGGCTGCCTGCTCGATGAGCTGTGATGCCAGCGCAAAATTCTTCATTCCCTCCGTTTTGGTCGCCATGCGATCCAGCGCGCGCAGCCGGTAAGCTTTGTTGGCGATCGGGATATCAGAGATTTCGTTCTGGAAGCGGTCACGGGTGGCGTTGAACATGTCCACCCACTTCTGCGCCAGGCCTTTTCCGTTCGCTTTTGTCGGGTCGTGTGACTCCACCTGCTGGCGGGTGATCGTAAGGCCAAACTCTTTTTTGGCGGCCT